CTTCTTTTCTTAAACGACGCATAATAGCAGAATATGAAAAATCATCAATTTGAGTCAAATCAATAACTTTTTCGTCCTGAGCATCACTCTTGTCTTTGAAATATTCTACTTGCTTTAATCTTTTTTCTGCACCTGATCTAGAACCAGAAGTTCCCAAATTCTTTCCTTTACCAGAAAGAACACGATACTTACCACTAGGCAATTTTTTAATACGCCCCTCTTTTATGGTCAAGCACAATTGTTCATATTGGCTTGCCATTTTGGTTATTTGTTCTAGATTGTATGTCATAGTCATTTCGCAAAAGCAGCTTTAACATCCAAAGACTCTTTACTTCTTAATAACATGTCTTCCAAAATACCATTACCATCAACTTCTGTAAGAGCCCTGATGGCTCTTTCATTTATAAACAAAATATTGCCTAATTTAACTTTTTTGTTTTTGCCTTTTGAATCAACATAAGCGCCATTGATAACCAAACACTCTCTATATGCACTTATTACTTTTCCACAAAGAATAGCGGGATAAGAAGTAGAAATTTGTTCAGTGCTAACTTCTTCATAAGAATCTCCAAGATAGATTTCTATAAATCTATCCTTGAATAATTCGGCGAGAAATTCAGCAAATGTTTTTCCTGATCCTGCTAATTTGCCAGCTAATTCTTGAACTTCTATTTCAGTTGCCATTGTTCCCTTAGATAAACTTAAGTAAGAATTTTTTATGTTGATGTTCGGCAGACTTCAAATTTATTTGACTATGTATAGATTTTTGTTCTGCAAAACATTCAGTATTAACAAGGACTTTTCCAATTTTATTAGTAGCTACTTGAAAAGCCTCGACAACCGAATTAGTCAACTGTTTCGTAACTTCTAAACATTCTATAGATGGTCCTGGAATATTACATTCTATTTCAACTTCTTGACCATCTGTATGAGTATATGCGTTTGCCATCAATTCTTCTTCTAATGCTGAGCAAAGTATTCTTGCAAACTCTACTGAATTAGTATAACTATCAGAATTGACTTTCACTAAGATGTTATTATATGGCAACATCTTTTTGTATAATCTTTTGTTTTTTCTTTCAGAGGCAGCAACCATTTGTAAATAGCTATCCAAAATATTGGTCAATGAATTATCATTTGCCGGAACTTTAGGAACCATAGCTATACTACTTTCTGCATTAGATTTAGAATATTGAGAATATAATTTCGTCAAACTTTTGGTGTAAGGTTCTTCGTTGGCAGTATAATATCCGGCGGCTTTTAATGCTTTTGAAAATTTTACTGGATCAGGATTTAAAATATGTTGCCAAGCTTCAGAATATTTTTTTCCACTAATGAATTTCAAATAATCTTCTGCACCCATTTGTAAAGATGGATAAGCTCTATATTTAAGATTCATCTTTTTCCAGGACCCAGGTTTAACTTGTTCTTTTGTAGTCAAATCATCAAAATAATCGTATGGTCCTTTGCTATCCGTAGTAATATTACCTACGTTGTAATTCCACATACTTTTTCTATGACCTGTTTCAAGGGCATTCTGTGCCAAAACCATAGCAACTTGTTCTTTAGAGGGAGTATCTCCAAATAGTTTTCTCCATGCCCCCGAAATGGCTTGAGCCATTTGAGAAGCCGAAATATCTGTTTTGACACGGCGAACTCTGTTTCCCATGTTATCCCTTGATAGATTTTACTATTTGAAATAGCTTCAAAGCTGTTTCCGGATCAGAGCCTTGAATAGATTTCGCATATCTAGCAATATGAACTGCTAAGAATTTTGGCGATTCCTCCCCTAATGTTTCTAAAGAATCAAAAAATTGTTTATGTGCCGGGGCTAACTTTGTCTGTGTAGTGCGTGTAGAATTTGGAGATGGTTGGGGAGCCGTAATAGGATCAGCATCAGGATCCTGTACGCCTTGATCTGTTATTTCTCCTGTGATTGGGTTAACATTTCTCATTCTCCCCTGATCAATAACATGAGGCGGCATTTGTGGAATTTTTGGAAGAGGAGGTGCTATTTGTGGAACTTTTCCAAGAGGACGAGATAATGGTTTATTTTGAACTAAAGTGATTGTTTGATCAGGATCAGGATTAATACCGCTACCGCCACCAGCTGGTGGAGCTGTAACTTCTTTTTTTCCTAATTCATCTGGCTTGGTAGTAGTATCAACTTTAGTTGGAGCACTAAACTCTGGTCTCTCAATAAATCCTTTAACATGCTCAGTATAGAATTTCTTAAATCCTTTATCGCCATTTTCGAAGACATTAAAATTATTGGTTATTTTGTCTGACAAATTAATATATGCATCAGGATTTCTGGTAGCTCTGGCTTTTGCCATATCTTTCAAACTACTTAAAATGATACTCAATAGTTTTTCTGATTGTGCCAATAGAGATGTCGCATCATCTTTTAATTTCTTTATCTTGTGTGGGTATCTTTTTTCCCAAGCAGCTAAAGCCCTTCCTCTTTCAGTAGCAATGTTAGTAAAGAAATCTAACAAATTAGCTTCTTTTACAAAATAAGGCTGTAGGGAAGCGCTTTTTAATCTTCCGTTCAAATCTTGTAAATGTTTCTTTGTCTCATCATCCATATCTTGGAAAAGAAATTTCTCATGAGTTTTGTCAACATTACTTTTGAATAAACCTAATAGGTGAGCAATATCATAAACCTTCTTATGAAATCTACCTAAATCTGCAACAACCCTCATGTATTCGCGTCTGTTTAAATTAGACTTGATAGACTTAAGAACATCTTTCAAACTAGTAGCATCAGATGGAGCAGAAGCATCACCAACTTGTTCACCAGCAGCAATAGCTCTAACTCCATCATCTACATTACGTAGATGATCCATAATTTGTTTGAATTCTGGATTAAAGTATTTTTCAGTGGCAATACCACTGACATTTGTCATCTCTCTTAACTTGTTAAGAAGACTTCTTTTTTGGGCAGTTTTCTGCATAATAAAAACCCTCTGCATATATGTACCGGAATCTGTAAAACAATACAAGATTATACATACGTAGAGGGTTATTAACTATTTTGGATTAAATTCCTTATTATTTTGGTGGCGGTCCACTTGGAGGAGGAGGTGGTGCTGAAGGAGGCTCTCCACCCAAAGGTCCGGAAGGCATTGGTGGAGGCATTCCTCCGCCTGGAGGCGCGCCCAAATCTAATCCTGGCATTCCACCTGGAGGTGGAGCTCCCATTTGTCCTGGCACAGTTCCATCTGCACCTGGTTGTGCAGGATTTTGTGATTGAGGAATTTCATCTTCATCATCCAAAGCTCTCAAAGAATTCAGATCAAGAGTGTCCAAAGACATTTGTTCTTTCTTAGCAATAGCATTTTGAATGGCTTCTTTACGTATCTTTCTAGTTTCATCTTCAAATTCTAAACCCATAGAACGATATAAAGTGTGAACTGATGCTCTTTTTTGATCGGCAGTTCCTTGTGTCAAGGTAACTAAAGTATTTATATAATCACCAGCATCAAATAATGACATATGATTCCAATCAATCTCTGGAACAATTAATTGTTTTTCTCCATTGGAATAATCATAAAATCCTTGAATCTTAGAGATTGGGGCAAAAATCTTTCTTTTCAACCAAGTTGACATCATATTACGAAATTGCATGTAACGCTGTCTCAAAACATCTAATGCTACACCACCGTTTGCATACGTAGTATCAGCACCACCATCCATTAAGACTGGTGGAACTTGTAATCCAACATATATTTCTTTGATTATTTGAGTGATATCTCCAGAAATATCATATATGCCTTGACCATATCCAACTCTTTCAACTGCCACTCCTGCATGAGTAAAGATTTTGAAATCTTTATCATATTGAGCTTCTTCGAAAATGCTTCTCCAAGCTTCTAAATCAGCAAATGTAGGATGAAGAGCATCATTTCCTTCTCCACCAATTTTTACTAAAGTTAATGGATTGATCATGTTATCTGCTTGAGCATACTTAGATTCTCTCAATTTATCGAATAACATAAGCTGTCTAAAAATACAAACAGGAAGCCCCGTGCCCCTGATTTCATAAGGGCTGATTCTTCTGGCTAAATGAGAAACATGAAAATTATCCAAAGGAATATTTTCGCCACGCTTTACAGAATCAATAATGTGTTGATTAAGTTGTTTACGTTGTTCAATATCAGTTGATTTATTGGAAAAAATGATTTTCTTTAAATTCTCATCAGGATGTAACATGATAATTGGTTCATTAGCCACCACAGTACGTTTTACCAACATATAATCTGGGTTTTGAATCAATAATCTACTCCACTTACCCCTGCTTTCATCCAATTCAGCATAAACAAAAGATTCTCCCAAAAGCCAATACTCTTGAGCAATCTGCACGCAAATATTCATTAAATCAATTTCCTCAATCATGTCATTGAAGAATTTCTCAATATCTTTATTGGGACATTTAATATTCAATTTGCTAATTGGATATGTACTATGAAGGTTAATAGCATTATGTACGAATGGATTCAAAGCATAAAAACTGCGACACCAAGCATTAATAGTAGCTCTATCTCTAGGAAGATTTAAGTTGCTATTAAGCCAAAGTGGAGAATATACTTCGGGAGCCTGCTTAACAGTGTCTCCATTTCCACCACGATAACCGCCACCACTAACAATTTGAGCATATTTTTTCATGCCCACAGAAGCGGTAACAAATGAATTATGAGTTAAGTCATTTTCTTTATTAGAAGGACCCGAACCATCTCTGAAGAAACCTTGTTCTACCTCATCTGCTAATCCGTCTCTACGTACGCTAGAAACGCCTTGAGCCATTAGAGCACTAACTTGGGGAACAGTTGATCTTTTTTGCATAAACTGTTCTGAATTAGATGGTCCAACCCACCGTTTTGAAGATTTATTTACAGCCATGAAACCTCTGTCATATCCTATACCTTAACTCTAATTCCATAAATAACATATATCATTAGATTAAAATCTACGTCCAATATGCCCAGTGGTAATCAGTGGCTTGTTGGCTTCTTGAAACGTTTGTTGTTGAATCATTGGATTATTATTCTTGAAACCTTTAGTTAAGATAAACTTATAAGCCAAATAAGCATTTAATAAAGCCATAAATCCATCGTTTGGAGTACCGCCTTTTACATAATGAATACTATGATCTCCATATTTAGAAATAGAAGGACTAATTTCCATACTAGCACAATGCTCGATTAACCAAGCAATTTTTTCATAATCTCCAAAAGGAAACTTAACGTTACCCTTTTTCATTAATTCATAAAATTCACCAATATAATGATCTCTTTCAAAAACAATCTCTTTAGGAAAAGCATCAGCAGTATATTTAACGTGACCATTGACTTTATTATGAGCACGGGAAACTAGATAACGATCTCCATAAACATTATGCAACATTGAAGAAAAATCTTGAGAGAAACCAATATCTCCAACCGCCAACTGCACACTATATTGTCTCATAATTTGGTCAATTAAACCTTTCTTACTTTCCATATCATTTCTTTTGAATTTTGTTGCAAATTCAATGGATAATAAGTTTGGTCCTTTTGCTATTAATACTACGGCTGTGCTATAAGATTGACCTGTTAATTTAACTTTTTCTGGATTTGCTAACTGCTCTAAATCTGAACGAGCACCATAATCGATCCCTAAAACAACCAATTGATCTTTACTAGGTTCTATTCTGGCTCTAAATTTTCTACCGGGCTCGCCGCACATTTCCCTAATTTCTTCTACTGAAATTGGAGAGGCATCACCTTGATAAAATTCTCCCAATACTTCATTTTGATACACGCGTTCAGTGTTGATAGGATGTTTGCCCGGCTTTTCATTAATCAAATCTTCTCTGGTAAACATGGGCATGTAAATCTGATTGATATGAAAACCTATCATTTGACAATCTGGATCTTGTTCTGATTTCAAAGCAATCCACTTGCCTCTTTCAGCAGCTTCGCGCTTATCTTGTTCATGACCACAATGAACACATTTAACTATGAATCCATGTATCCATATTTTTTCCCAATCATCACTTCCAGGAGTATATAATGGAAAATGATTCTCACATTTTTCACATCCTAAATAGAAGTATTGCTGAGATGATGATTGCCACATCTTGTGAAAATCAGAGCCTTTACGACGCGGCGTTCCAAAGTATACTTGTACACCTTTAGTTGGTTTACCATACTTAGCCGTAGTTAATACCTTCAAAGAGTTACCAATAGCCATACTGGTAGTCTTCTGAACTTCATCAAAAAATAACACATCAGCCGTACGACCCATGATGCGATCTCCATCCAAACCTACAGATTCTACCCAAATATGATTTCCATTTACAAATTGTTTGAAATGCAAAGAATCATTGGTTGCACTGGTTTGATCTAATAATGATTGCATGTATGATTTAGGTCTCGCTGCTTTTTTACTTTCTTCTGGATTAGCTGGAAGAGACGAAGAAATCATTTGATTCAATTTAGTTTTAGAATAGGCGGCAGCTAATTCTAATTGAGGAAAAGCATGAATTACTCTAATTGGCGGCTTATCACCACTTCCAAAAATACCAGAGCCCATGAAGTACATTTCTAAAGCACCTGCCATGGTTGTTCCTCCAACCTGACGTCCCTTTACCATAATAACTGGTTTGGCATTTGGCTCTAAAGCTTTTATTCCAATGTATCTATAGATATCAGAAAAAGGTTTATACCCGTTGCCACTCAGACGAAATGGTTTTCCATCTAGAGTAAGATAGTGCTCTACAAAAGCCACGGGATCAAGCATTATAAGTTGTCTTTTTAACTTTTCAAATAGTTCTTTGTCATCAATATTTAATGTCGGCATATCAAAATAACGTTATATGCAGGAATATGACTTCACAGAAAAATAGGGATCCAGTACAATGTATCAAATGCCACGTTATGTTAAAACTAGAAGAAAATTGGAAAGAGTATCTTAAAAAGAGGGGAAATTATATATGTGACACTTGTTTTTCGGACTATGGTAAAACATATTATCAAAAAGATTCTGTATCAAATTCCAATAAACAATTGGCGCGCTCACGTGTTAAAAAAAGCGCTGTAATTTTCGCGTACGGTGACAAATGCGCTATTTGTCAAGAAGATGATTATGACAAATTGACAATTGTTAATTTGAATGGTCCCAAACATAAACATGGAAATATCTATGATTGGCTGTATGATCATGTAACAAAAAAAGACAATTATCAAGTACTATGTTACAACTGTGAAAAAAGCAAAATCTCTTATAAAGATAAGTATGCCTTGGAAAATAAGAAGATTGTAATGGAAAAATTTGGGGGATGTTGTATTGAATGTCAAGAAGATAAAATTGAAAAATTGATTCTACAAAAGACAATTGGCGGTGAGGATCACCGCCAATTACATTCTGGTTCAAATCTATATAGATGGTTAATTAAAAATCATTATCCGATTGAATTACAGGTTGTTTGTTTTAATTGTTATTTTAGTAAGCTCAATAGGAAAGTATTAGATCTTGACCGGATTTAATCCGTGGAATGCATCCATATTTGATGGATCGATATCTGTGTCATTGGTATCATCACCTTTACCTAGATTATTATATTGTGCATCATCGGCATAATTCTTACTTTTTTCTTCTAGATTCATTCTACTGACAGCTCTAACCAAATTATCTTCTTCCCAATCACTAGCATCTGAAACGTCACCATCATGAATAGATTTTATTTTTTGAATGATAGCCGGAACAGGTAAGTTACCTCTAGTGGAGGTAATATAATTTCTAGCAGTTTCTTTGGCTCTTGGGCACTTGGTAAATACTATAGGAGCCATAGGTACTTTTTTATCAATGGCGCCATTATTATCTGAAGCGGTTTTTTTCTTGCTTGAGCCTTCATTGCCTGAAGTTTTACTTATATTGTTTAAGTAATCAGTTAATCCGCTTCTATTTTTCATATCATCTACGGCTGCTTGTACAGAAGGATATTTTGGTTTACCATTCATAATAGTAGTGATTTGTTCAAAAATAGATTGATCTACTTTTTTAGGCTGAACGGCATCTTTTTGCAAAGATTTTTCAAACCTATTTAACCAATTATCTTCATCAATATGAGAATCTGAATTTCTGGATATGACTGATTGATGTCTGGAGTATTTTGACATGATTTTTATCCTTTGTAATTGGCTGCCCAATCGAAATTATCTGATGATGCTGTATCAACATCTTCATCTGGCATGTATCCTCTATCACCGCGCATTGGATATCCCATATCATATAGGAACCATCTGACTTCTGCCTTCTCTCTATCGTTCAGGCTCCATTTTTTAACTTGTTCTGCATATGTATACTCTATGTCATGTCCGGCAGAGACCATGCTATTTATACAAATCCTACCAATGCCAGAAATTAACAAAGGCACGGTCACAAAAACTCCCTGCACGCCAGTAATTTTTTGACCTTCTTTAACTAATCCACTTTCT